CGTCTGCCAGGAGCTGATACTTGTCGTTGAGCGTTATGACGGGCTTGTCGCCCTTCTCGCCTTTAGCTCCGGTCGCTCCCGTGGCACCTCGTGCACCCGTCTCTCCTCGCTCGCCTTTGTCGCCTTTGGCTCCCTTGAGCGACTGCTGACTGAGCAGCTGCCCGTCTGCCAGGAGCTGATACTTGTCGTTGAGCGTTATGACGGGCTTGTCGCCCTTGTCGCCCTTGGCTCCGTCCTTGCCGTCCTGCCCGTCTCGTCCTCGTGACTGGTACTGCGTGGTGAGGTACCTACTATCCTTGACGCTCCACACCTGCCAGTAGCCGTCCTTGTCTATGGTCAGCGGGTGGTCGCTCAGCTCCGCAAAGCTCTTGTCGGTGGCTGTCTTGTGGCTCTCTAGCTCGCTCGCGAGCTTGTGTATCTTCTCCGATGAGAAGGTTAGCTTTCCGTCAAAACCATGTAGGCGGTCTAGTAGCGAGATCAGTCCGTTATCTTGGCGGTCTAGCTCGTTGAGGACTCGTGTCAGCTCGCTCGGTGGCTCTATCTCGTTGGATAGCTCTATCTCTGGTGTGTAGGGCCGGTCTAGGTAGGTGCGCTTGCCTACGATGCGGACGTAGGGGTCACCGATGGTTATTTGCGGGTCAGCGAGACGGACGTACCGACCGACCGCTAGCTGTGGAGCTATCGTGTCGTGGTTGTTGTGCAGGTAGACGGGGTCAATGTCCGCCTTGTAGCTGTAGCGTGTCTCTTGTAGCTTGATAAGGTGGCGGAGCGCCTCGTTCGTGAGGTTGCGCTCAGCCTCTCGGATGTACCGGTCGGGTAGCTTGACGCCCGTGACGATGTACTGGTCACCAACTTTGGGGCAAAGCGTGTCGTTGGGCAGTGTCGTGTCGTCCTCCTCCTTGGGTACAATAGCGAGCCTGCCCGTGCTGGCGTTGTGCCGTGCGTCAAAGTCTCGCCCCGCAAGGTTGCCCGTCTGAAAGACTACCTGCATCTGCTCGCCATCAATGAGGAGCTTGGTGTAGTTGAGGTCGCTGTTGACCTCGTAGTGGTCTTTGACCTTGGTGACGCTTCGGATGGTGGAGACGTGCGAGGGGTAGATCTCCTCGTTGGTGTAGGTTGCCTCGGTGGGAAAGCGTCGCCATGACTGAGCGAACTGGTCCGTGGGTGACCACTCGGCTATGTATTGCCCCGCCTTGTCTGTGCGGTAGCGGGTGCGTCCGTCTGGCTTGATGTCTACCCCTCCCGTCTGACGCTCAATGGCTCCACTCTTGAGGTCTACGGCTAGCACGACATCTTTCTCCAGCGTCAGCCTGCCCTTGACCATATTGCGCTTGGTGCCCGTGACGTAGAGGCGTGTGGGGACGGTGTCGTCCGTGTGCTTGTGGCGCTCTAGCCCGCTGAGTAGTCCCTTGCCCTTGCCGTAGGCCAGCGAGAGGGCTGTCGTCTTCTCGTCCGGCTGTCCGAGCGAGAGCGTCTCCCCTTCCGCAAAAATGTCTGTCTCGTAGGCCTCTCGTATCTGCTGGAGAGCCCCTAGGACGGTGGCCCCATCGAACTTGATATGTTTGACCGTGTCCTTGCAGTGGACGGCACCCCGTGTCCATTTAAGTCCGACCTCCTCATACTTAGCGTTGAGGCAGTCCACGATGAGTTGCAGGTGCTCCGTGGCTGTGGCTGTGTAGTCAAAGGTAGTGCGGTGGTCTACGGGGTTGGCGAGTATGGTAATGCGTGCTAAGCCGAGGGAGCGCTCGAGGTCTACCTCCACGGTGTATAGCTGGCTGTGCTCCTTGCGGACGGTCGACTCCTTGGTAACGTAGTAGCGGTTGCCCCCGTAGGTCGTGTAGTTGCCGAGGGCTATCTGCGGGGCTGTCTCGCTGGTGAGGATAGCCGATAGCCGTGTCGGCTCGTTGAGCTTGTCGATGATGGAGCTCTTAGTTTCGTCTAGCTCCAGCGTGTCGGTCGTGTCCGTGGAGCCGTATCGGTAGAATGTCAGTGTCATACGAGTGCAAAGGTTAGGTCGTAGATGATGTAGGGCTTGTATATGATGCTGTACTCACGGACACGGGAGCGGGAGAAGTAGAAGCAGTGAGTGCCGTAGGGTGTCGAGAGCCGGTTGCGGGTCTCTCTGTGTAGTAGTGCGTCTAGCGTGTCTCGTGCGTTAAGGAGTTGGCCGGTCGTGTCGCCCTGCAGTAGGATAGGGAGTACGACCTCACGGCTCTCCTCGGGGCTGGTTACCTTGTAGGCTGTCTTATCCCGCAAAGCTGAGCACCAGCCGTCTAACGGTATCACTCCGATGGTGGCTAGAGAGATGCGCTCGGTTGTGATGGTGTAGAGCTTTCCGGCAGGTGTGTACTTGAGGCTTGTTGAGCTTGGTGCCGTTGGTGTGTCGTCCTGCCGAATCATTCCTCGTAGGGTGTAGATGCTCCCGCTTACGAAGCTGCTGTCCTCGGCAATCTCTCTTATCTGCACCTTGTAGGTGCGTCCGTACTGCTCCCGCATGCTGTCGATGCGCCGGAGGTCGCTGTGCGGTATTCCCTTGGGTAGCCAGATGTCTATCTTGAGCGGTCGTGTGGGCTGTGGCTGTAGCGTGGTCTGCACGGTGTCTAGCCGTGGCTCCTCTGCCCAGTCTGTGGCGATAGGCTTGCGGGGCTGTGTGAGCTGTAGCAGGTCGCTGAAGCCATCCAGCATGATCGGTGCGGTGTAGAGCTTGGCCCCTCCCGCTCTTAGGTCTAGTGTGGTCATATCGATATAGCGTTGTCGGTGCAGGCTATGTAGGCGGTACTCTGTGCATCATGCTCCACGCTCACGACCGCCCAATTGGTCGCTAGTACGTCCGCCTTGGCTCCGTGTATGAGTGTAACGTTGTAGAGCTTCGGCCGGTTGGGTGTGATGCGTAGGTGCGTGGCTCCTATGGCGATGCTGCGGGTCGTCTCGCCGTCTAGCTCTAGGTAGCCGGCGTCTAGGTAGATGTGGTGCTGTGCGAGTAGCTCCTTGTACTCCTCGCCTATGAGTCGCCACAGCGACAAGGTCGGCAGCCCCTTGAGGATGAACTCCTCGCCCTGCGGTGAACGGAGGAGGTGGCAAAGCCCTGCCGGGGTCATGTTAGGTCGCAGGAGGTCGCAGGCTCCCGCTAACTTGCATTGGTGGATGGCTTTCTGTAGTGTTGTCATGGTGTCGTTGTCTTATCGCTTGACTTTGATTCCGTAGGTGTCGAAGTCTCGTACCTTGGTTGCAATAGTGGCGGTGGAGGTCTCTATGCGCTGGCGGGTGGCGTTGCCCTCCTTGACCATTCGGGTGACCTCGACCAGCTGATCGAAGGTGCTCTGCGCTAAGCTCGTGAGTCGGGCGGTGCCTTGCGCTATCATAGCGGTGTGGGTCTGTATGGCGGTGGCTCGTCCGTTAAGCTCATCGATGCTGTCCTGGCTGGCTGCTGCTATGCCCTTGCGCTGTCCCGTGAGGGTGTCGTCTAGATTCATACCGATAGCCTTGATGAGCTTCTCGTAGATGCCTTGTATCTGGCCTGCGCTCTCCCCGACCTTGTGCAGCTCGTCGGAAACTAGCCCGACATTAGCGAGCATCTCGTCAATACTCAGCTCTCCGTCCTTGGTTGCTGCCTGCTTGAGCTTGTTGATTGCATCTTTGATCGGCTTCTCCAAAAATTGCTGGATGAGGAGCTTCTTGACCATGTTATTGATGATGTCGTTGACGGCTCCATCGAAGGCCCTCGCCGCATCCTCGCCCTTGCTGAAGGCATCGAATAGTGCGTTGCCGAGCTTGTCGGCTAGCTGGATAGCATCGCCCCCGAGGAGGTCGCTGAGCATGTTATCGATCCGCTCCGCCATTTTCTGCACGAGCTCCTTCATCTCACGGTCGTGCTTGTCCAGCTCTCTGGGGTCGGGCTTCTTCTTCGCCTGCTCCTCCTCTCTCTTCTTGGCTATGAGAGCGACCTGCTTGCCCATCATGTCTAGTTGCTTGCGTGCCTCGGAGTAGCGGTCGGAGCCGAGGAGTTTGCCCGCCATGTAGTCCGCTTGCATATAAGCGTCAGCGAGCTTGCGCCCAGCCTGCTCTGTGCCGAGGGTTATATCTGTGAGCGACTGCCACGCTTGGGCGTAGTCGTCCGTAGCAACTGCAGTTGCTAGTGCCTTGAGTCGTGCCTCTGCGAGCCACTCGTTGATATGCTCTAGAGGCTTGCCTGCTCTCTCCTCGAGTGCGTCCCAGCCCCAGTGGTCGAGGCGCCACTGAATGTCGGCTATCTTATTGTCCAACTCCTCGATATTCTTCTCGTGTCGCTTATCCTTGTTGAAGAGTGAGGCTATCTTGGTGGCTATCTGTAGTGCAGCCGATATGATGGCGAGGATGACGGTGCCTTTCTCCGCCATTGAGATAGCCTTTTGTGTTGCGGTTGCGGTGGCGGAGATGCCCTTGGAGGTCATCTCGGCAAACTCGCCTATACTGCCGATGATGCCGATGACGGGTGTGGCTAAGCCTGCCACGCCTTGGATAGCGTCGGCGAGGCTGTCGCTGAACGGTCGTATGCTCTCAGCGATGCCCTCCAGCTCGCCCTTGGTGGCTCGTAGCGTCTCTGTGGCACGGCTCCAGTCGGCAAAGCTCTGTCCCGCTTTCTGCGCCTCACGGTGCACCTCCCCGAGCTTCTTGCGGAGTTGCTCGACCTGCGTACGGGTCACCGCCACGCTCTTATCGTCCTTACCCTCTATCTGTGCCTTGGCGAGGAGTAGTTGTACTCGCTCTAGTTCTTGCTCGAGCTGTGCTACGGACATGCTGGCGATGTCGGTCATCCACTGCTGGTAGGTCTCCTGGCGTACTGCCCACGCCTCGTCTATCTTGGCGAGCGCCTCGTCACTCTGCCGCTTCAGCTCGTCAATGTTGTCCTCGGTCACGCCCTCCCGGAGCGAGCCGTCGGGCTTGCGGAGGTCTCGCTCCTTGTCTGCATACTCCTTGGCGATGCGCTGGCGCTCTTGTGCGTAGCTCTCGAACTGCTTGAGACGCTTGGCTAGTGCGTCTGTCTCTGCCTTGACGCCCTGCTCGGTGGCGATGCGGTCGTACTCGGCTAGTTGCTCTAGCTGTTGCTTAGAGAGGTCGTCCCGTGTGGTCACGCCCGTGTAGCTGTAGCCCTCCTTAGCTTTGGCGGGGTTCTGGAGCTTCCACTCCTCCTCCCGCTTGCGCTGGAGTGCCTCTATCCAGTCCTCCTCCCGTCGCTTATTCTCTTCCTTGAGCTGTGCGGTGTGGAGTCGTGCCAACTCTAGCTCCTTCTGGATCGTATCCTCTTGAGCGTTGAGGCGAGCCTGCTTGAGGGCAAACTCGTTGTCAATGGCTTGGCGTAGCTCCTTACGTGCAAAGTCAGCCTTGAGGTCGGCTAACTGCTGGAGTCGTCTGCGCTCCTCTGCCTGCTCTGCCTTGCGGTCACGCTTGGGAGCGGAGGAGGTGCGTGGCGAGGTGTTGCCCCCGAGTGCCTCGTAAGCTTTCTTTGCGTTGTCTAGCTCCTGCTGAGCCTTGAGGTAGTCAGCCTCTGTGCCTTGCTTAGCTCTGGCGACTGCTTGCTGCGCCTCTCTGTATGCTTTACCTGCATCGGCTAGTGCCTGCTGGTAGGTCTTGCCCGTGGGTGCTGCCTGCACCTTGTTGAGCTGCCCTCGTACGTCCCCGATCTTACCTGCTAGCCGTGCCGTTTGGTAGACTGCGTCCTCGATCTTGGAGCCGAAGACTCCCGTCACATCACGGCACGCCTCTAGTGCTGCACGTATCTTGCCCTGCTGGGCTAGCTGGCGAGCCTGCGGGGGTAGCATATCGGTGTAGGCGCTCTGCTGTCGCTCGAGTGCCGTTAGCTGGTCGTTGAGGTAGGCGACCTTCTCTTCTTGCGTCTTCGTCTCCCATTCGGCACGTCGCTGTGCCTCCTCCTCGACTCTTAACGCCTCCTCTGCTAGCTTGAGGTCTTCCTGCCGTGCGAATAACTTCTGCTCAGCGTATGACCGCTCCGTGGCGTAGCTCTGCCCCGTGGACTGCTTGGCTAGCTCTACGCCTCGCTGCGCCTCCTCGACCGACTTGCGTGCTTGCTCTGCTTCCTTCTTCAGCTGTTGGTAGTGGATAATGTCCTCGTTCTGCTTCTTGAGCTTGTCGAGGTCATCGCTCCCCATTGTGGCGACCTCGTCCATACTCTTGCCCTTGAGCTGGGGTAGTAGTCGTATCAGCTCCTCGTAGGCTTTACTGCGCTGGAGGTCGGTTGCGTTAGCGTCCTTGATTTTGGCTATGTAGTCGTCCACGGCTTGGCTATAGTCCTCGAGCATCTTCTTCCCCCGCTCCATCTGGTCGTTGTGTCGCTTCTGTGCTTTCTCCGCCTCGGTCTCAGCCGTAGCGAGCTTGTAGATGCCGTAGGTGACGCCCACGATAGCCATAGCGAGGAGGACGTACGGGTTAGCCATCACCGCCTTATTGAGGGCTAGTTGCTTAGCCTTGAGAACCTCGAGGAGTGCGCCCCACTTAGTCAAGCCCCCCATCTTAGCTAGTGCGAGCTGAACTTGTAGTCGCTCTAGTGCTACGACTGTCATCATGACTGCTTTGTAGGTGCCGTAGGTGGCGATGATGCCTGCGAGGATCTTGCCGAGGATCTCGTAGTTCTGCACCAGCCACTGCAGGGACTTGACGGAGCCCTTGATGATGCCCTCGGACTGCTCCCCGATGCCGTTGAACATATCCGTAAAGGCTCCCGAGAGCTGGGCTAGTGCGCCCTTGACCGTGTCACCCTGCCCCGATAACATTCCGAAGAATTGCCCGCCCTCGCTGGTCGCATCGATGAATGCTTGCTTGACCATATCTGCAGAAATTGCTCCCGCTGACATCTCCTCCTTGAGCTCTCCGATACTCTTGCCCGTTTTGTCCGCCATGACGGCTAGAGGCGAGAAGCCTGCGTTGATCATCTGGAGGAGGTCTTGTCCCATAAGCTTACCGACTGACTGCATCTGCGAGAAGGATAGGGTCAGTGCTTGGAACTTCTGTGCGTCTCCCATAGAGATGTCGCCCATCGCCTTGAGCATCGGCATGATCTCGTCGGGGTCGAGGTTAAAGCCGAGCATCGTCTGCGCTCCCTTGGCTAGGTCGCCCAGCTGGAGCGGGGTGGCGGCTGCGAACTCTTTCATCTGACGCATCAGCTCTGCCGATGCTTGCTGACTCCCGAGGAGGGTGCGAAAGGACACTTCGAGTGCTTGTATCTCTGCACGGACGTTGACTATCTGCCTGATGAAAGCTATCGCCTGCTGTGCCGAGAATGCGACCCCTACAGCCTTGCCGATGCCCATGAGTGAGTCCCGCATATTGTGGCTCTCCTCTTGTGCGCTCTGGGAGATCCGGCGAAACTTGTCCGTGGCTCGCTGTACGTCTTTGTCTAGTTGTGAGGTGTCGAGGGTTACTCTTGCGGCTATCTCACCGCCTTTGCCTTGGATCATATCTGTAGTAGTTGTCTAATGCGGTCTGCGTTGGCGGGATCGTCTGCTCGGAGGTGCAGCGTCCCCGTGGTCTCTCCGTCTGTCTTGGGGCTATCGTAGTCGGGTATAACGCTGGATAGGAGTATGAGGTTGGCGTAGCTGATCTCGTGGACGACGGCGTGCCACGAGAGGCGGTAGGTCTTCATGAGCCCCGCAATGAGACTCCAGGGGCTGTCGCTTCGGTCTCGCTCTCCACTTTCGTTGCCCTCGTGATTCTTGCCCCTCCGAGGAAAGTGGTAAAAGCGAAAAAATCCCCCAGCTGCAACGTCTGTAGGATCTCGGCGAATGCTTGCGTTGCCTCGGAGGGCGTGGCGGTCTGGTAGATGCGGTCGGTGAGGGTGGTGCGTGTAATGCGCCCCCGTAGTTTGCGCCACAAGCGCTGGCGCCTTGTGGGTCGCTCTGTCTCCTCGATAGCCGTGGCGATAATGCGTGCTAGTTGGTAGCCGTGGCGAGCCTCACGGAGTACGCCCTCGGCTAGCTGTGCGGGGTCTATGGAGCCGATATCTAGCTGTGCTATTTCGCTGGATATGCGGGCGAGGTTGGCGAAGGTAGGCGGTGCTATCTGATAGGTGACACCCCCGATGACGATGGTCGTGGGGGTGTCGTTGAGGAGTTTGCTGGTCTGGACTTCTATCATAGCTTGTTGTCGATAATGCTTTGCTTTAGCTCTTCGGCTTCTTGCTTGATGCGTTTGGCTTCATCTTGGAGCTCTTGGATCTCTCTGAGTAGGCGATTGATCTCTTCGAGCGCTGTCTCTGTGCTAGACTCTAGTCGTTTGTTCTTGCGCTGAGCGTGGCTGAGCATCTCCTCGAGTTCTAGTCTCACGGTCTGTAGCTCGTTGATGCGGCGGCTCTGCTTGTCGATGATGTTGTCTAGTTCTTGGAGTGCGCTCGCCTTGTCTTTAGCGTTGTCGCTGTTCCGCTGCCTGCGACCTACCCAGTAGCTCCAGACTGTGGCGACAGCGCCAATAAGAGCGGTGACAATGGTTGTAATAACGGATTCGGACATTGTGTTGTGTATTAGCGATTAACGAGAGGACGATAGGTGGCGGGGGAAAAAGAAACAGAATAAAGAAAAACCCGCTCCCTATCGTCTAATCTCTCACTCTTGTGTGTTAGTTCCCGCCCCGTGGCTAGCCATGTGGAACGGGGCTGTGTGAACTCTAGTGCGCCACGCTTAGGCGCCAGGTGCCGCCTTGGCGAGCTCAAAGAGGGGGCTGGAGCCACTCTTGACGAGGGTCGCCTTGTTGTGCATGAGGATACCGCCCTGCGTGTCGAAGCTAAAGGTGCTATGCAGGCTGGCGGTGGGCGCCTTGATGCTCAGTGCTTCCTTGTTTGCGGGGGTGACCGTTAGGTCGGTGATGTTGACATTAGGCTCTGCGATGCGTGCCTTGTACTTGTCAGCGTTTGCGGGGTGGATGTAGGTATCCCACTCGAGCGTGTAGGAGTCGCTGTCTCTGCGGATGGCGATCGTCTCGCCTCCCTCGACTTTAGCTTCTTGTACGTTGCCCTCCGCTACGTTGAGCTTTGTAGAGTCGGCCTTCGGCTCCTCCGTCTGGGCCACACTGCCGACCTTGTATCCGACAACACACTTGCCCCATGTTAGTTCGATGTTCTGTGCCATAGTGCTTGGGTTATGCTGGTTAATAATGCTTGTAGTTAATCTTGATGCTGGTAAAATATTGTTCCGCCTCGGGGTCGTAGAGCGTCTGGGCGGTGTCGGACGGACTGAAGAGGTACCGCCCCGTTGGGAGGTTGTCGACCCAGTCTGTCGCTAGTCGCTCTATCTGCACGGTGCGGGCCATGTCCTCCTGTGGCGTACCGTCACTCGCTGGTATCGGCTCGGTGTAGATGAGGACGGTAACAACGCCCTCTTGTACCTCCCCACTCCTGCCCGTGGTGTAGCGGACGACGATGTCCTCTTTGCGGCTGGCTCGGGGGCGGGTCGTGTCGTGGTAGAGCTTGCCGTTGACCGCCTTGCTTAGCTCGCTCTCTCGGAGGAGCTTGTAGATGGTCGTCTGTACCTCTCGGCTGGTAACGCTTTTGCGGGTCATAGCTTGAGTAACTTTTCTGCCAATACTTTCGCCTCGAGTTCCGCTGAGTCGAGTACGTCGTAGCCTCTGCGTGATACATAGGTAGCGTAATTCATACCTGCACAGACTACGAGTACCGCCTTGCCCTCTGTGGTGCGGGCTAGCTCCTCGGCAAAGGAGGCTCCGTCCTCGTTCTTACTTCGGAAGCCTGCCCGTGCGATAATCTGGCCGTCCACGGCTATCACGTAGCCCGTGGAGTTGCGCAGGTTCTTCGTGCGGTCGGTGTAGTTCCCTTGCTCTCGTGCGATGCGGAGTGCGCCCTCACCGATGTAGCTGAGGTTATTGATGAGCCACTCGACCCTGAGGGAGAGTTGGTCTTCAATGTACTGCTGAATCTCTCCGCTCGGTGTGACAACCTCTACCGGCATAGTAGCTTGTACTGGCTAACGGCTCGTAGGTACTCAGCTGAGACGACTCGTAGCTCCTCGGTGCGTCCGCTCCTCGTGTCGGTGATGCGTACCTCGCCCGCCTCCTTGTAGTGGTGTGCGTTGATTAGCACCTCGTAGCGGGCTACGATGACGGGTGTCTCGGTGGTGCTGGAGAGGACGGTGCGGTCGTACTGTAGTGGCACGACTTGGCACGGCACCGCTGGCGACCACTCGGTGGTCTGCTGTATGGGGTAGCCGTTGTCGTCGTACTCCCGTCCGTCTCGGGCTCTGTACTGTAGCGTACCCGTCTTGATAATCATAGTCGCTCGCCTTTATATCCGAATCGTGCATGCTCCTCGAGGACACACTCAGGCTCGCCTGCTAGTCGGTATAGTCCGTTGGAACGCTTGCGGTACTGCTCCCGTATGCTGTCCGATAGGCTGTAGCTCTGTCCACCCTGAGAGATGTCGGGGGCGGTGGAGAGCCAGCGGTAGAGGTCAGCCATAGCGAGTATCGACTGCCCCTTGCCGTCGTACTGCGTGCGGTCGGTGGCACCCCGCTTACTGAGGATGCTCTGGAGAGCTTCCTCAGATACGGGGTAGTTGGTCAAGCCTCGTAAGTACTCACTCAGCGTCATCTCTCAGTGCTTACTTCTGGGTGAGCAGGTAGATAGCGTCAGCGCCATCGATGACGGGGAGACATAGAGCCTGCCCTGCCGTGTACTCCTCTACGGGATCGTTGGTGCTGTACTTAGAGATGAGCGTGTAGTCGCCTGCCTTTTGGTAGACCACGCCTGCGACGGGGTTGGTCTCCTCCACGAGCGTACCATAGACGAGTCGTCCGACCTTATCGGTGGGCGTGAAGACGATGTTGCCTTCTGTCCAAGCGTTGGTGGGCTTCTTGGTGCCATCTAACCCCTCGATGCGGTACTTGCTCTCGATGATGTGCCACTCTGCCCCGTACTCGTCACGTAGTGCCTCGAGGAAGGTAGCGCGGGGAGGGACGGCTAGCAGCGTCTTGTCGGTAACTACGTGACCGCTGTAGGCGGCCCCGAGCATCTTGCCCTCCTCGCTGGATCGTAGCTGGTTGAAGGTAGCACTGTCTACGTAGACGTGAGCGATGGGGTTGCTGTCGGCGTTGGCTTTGTCGAAGACCGCCGTGATGTCGGTGAGGGGCGCTGCGCCTGTCATGCTCCACGCTTTTTTTGCTTTGACCTTGTTCTCGTCACGATAGCCGAAGGATGCACGGATGCCCGTTCCTTGGTTGTCCTCGTCGGTGACTAGGACGACGCCCGAGCTGAGTCCCTGCAGAAACATGATCTCGTTGCGGACATCGATAGCCTTGATAGCTCGGACGGTGTCGTCGAGGAGCTTGCTGGCGATGGTCGCCTCGTTGGTGCCTCGTGCCATCATTACGTTGAGGTCGCTGATCTCGCTCTCGCTCTTGCGGTACTTGAGACCGAGCTTAGGGAGCTTGCCCGTAGCTACTCGTAGCGTGGCACGGCTCTTGAGGGGTAGCGAGCTGTCGAGCGATACGACATCGGCTGCGACCACGCTGGTGTTGAGCGTTGATGCACCCCAATTAAGGTCTGGCGAGTACTCGTTGGTGAGCATCGTCTTGTGTAGGAGCGTGGGTGGGGTGGTGGCTCCGTTCTCCGTCTCTACGACCTTGCCGACAACGCCTGCGAGGTACTTGTCGACTAGTTCCTTGAATAGTGATTCTTGCATAGTATTAGGTTGTTAGTGTTAGCGTTTGTCGGTGAAGAGGAACTCGATGTGTGGGAGCCCCTTGGCGATTGCATCGTCGATGGGAAAGGGTGTGCAAGCTCCGTTGACCTGCCCTGCGGTGACGATAGCCCCACGGGGGTCTTGGCGCATGATAGCCGTACGGAGGACTCCTACATAGCTCTCGCCCTCGGTGAGTGCAGCGAACCTACCGCCCGTGACCCCGAGGAGAATGAGCTCTCTTGCCTTGCTGATAACGATGTGACCTGCTGAGATAACGTTATACTCAGCGGGGATGCGGGACACGTCTAGTGAGCGTCCGCCTGGAATGTCGGTGAGGCACTTGATGATGCAGATACCATCTTTACCACTTCCGAAGACCTTGATGGTCTGATTCAGATTTGATTCTGCCATAGTGTTAGGTTGGTGTTAGTTGGTTAATGTATGGGGGTTATAGATTGAGTCGTCTGAGAACTTCGGCTGTCTCTTTGTCGCTCGCCTTGCCGTCGGTCGGCTTGCCAGCGGTCGGTCGGCTGAAGACTGCGCCCCGTGCCTTGTCGGCTGAGGCTAGCTCGGTGACCTCTTTTTTGATGGTCTCGGTGAGCTGTGTGTACTCCTCATCGGTGAGCGTCGCAAAGGGGGTGCGTCTGTAGACCGCCTTGAGGGTGTCGCTGAGGGGAGCTATGATGCGCTCGACCTCTGCTGTGCGTGTCTCGGTGGTGCGCTGGCTCTCGATAGCGTCTAGACGTGCCTGCAGTGCCGTGAGCTGAGCCTTGAGGTCTTCCGTTGGTTCGGCTGTTGTCTGTTGGCTGTTATCTGTTGGCTCTGCGGGCTGTGGCTCGGGCTGTGGTAGCTTGCCGTCGATGATGAATGCCGACTTCGGGGCTGGCGGTGGCGTGCTGGTTGGCTGTGTGGGCTCTGCGAGCTGGCTGGTCGTCTGCCGAGTCGCCTCGCTCGCCTGCTGTGTGGTCTCCGTGGTCTGTGTCATGGCTTGTGTTGCTGTATTGTTTGGTGCAAAAATAAGTGCGGATCACGTCCGCTCAAAGGAAATCGCACAAATGTTCATAACTTCTTGATTTCGTTTATCTAGCGTTGTCTTTCGTTTGTCACGTGCGTGAGGTGTGGATACGAAAAAAGCCCCCACGAGCGTATCACGCTGTGAGGGCTTACAGTCGGCTTGCGACTCGTCAAAGTAAAGCAAGCATCGACCTTATTGTAGTCGTACGGCTCCGAGCTCTTCTGCTAGCCGGTGTATGGCATTCTCGACCTCTTGCAGGCGGTGCTTGGGAACTTTTTGCCCCGCTCGCCACTGCCGTAAGGTCTCGTTGGAGATGCTAGTGCGTTTGATAAACTGAGATGCGTTTATATCCTTGAATAGGGAGAAAAGCGCAGACACGTCATAGAGATACTCGACATCAGCCTCTCGGAGAGCTTGCGCCGTATCGTTGTCGCCCATCTCTTCGTACGATAGCGCTGTCGTCTCAATGGCTTCTCGGAAGCTTGCCTGCGCTTCTGCCACTGTCGCCCCATCTGTCGCAATGACGGAGTCAAAGGCGTTGGCATAGATAGCGAAGCCTTTGCTCTTTGTCCCCTCGATATGTGCGGTTATTGTATTCATATTGTCTCGTTTTTGCTAGGTGTTCTTTTTACTAGGAGTGTCGGGGCGGTCTACTTACCGCCCCTTGCTTGCTTTAAGATTGCTTTCTCTGTACCTACTGGCACTTCCTTGGCTCCGTGTCTTGGCATTATGATGCGTCCTCTTATAGTCGGGTGGGCGTACGCATCGTGTGACCCACCGCTCTTGAGTTTGTACCAGCCCAATGCTTTAATCTGTCTTACTAATTCGCTGTACTTCATACTTGCTTTACTTTGACAATGCAAAGGTATAACAATCTTGTGATATATGCAAGTTTATCGGGAACTTATTTTGTCACTTTGAGATCGGGGTCAAGCTCCGTGAGGCGGTTGATGATCGCTTGGCAGTAGCTTGGGCTGTACTCCATAGCGTAAGCGTTGCGCCCCATATCGTGGCACGCTACGAGGGTCGTCCCGCTCCCTGCAAAGGGATCGAGTACGCTCTCGCCCTTACGTGATGAATTGCGGATTAACTCTCCGAAGAGCGGTATCGGCTTCATGGTCGGGTGGAGCTTGCTGTCTAGCGTTGTCTTTCGCTTGTCACTCGCTGGCTGTGCTATAGTTCTATTCGGCTGTTTTTTAGCGGGTGAAAGTCCTTTCGCAGGTCTCTCGATGGCGCATCTCCTTTGTATCCTACTAGTGCCACCTCGTGCGTGTCTATGATGCCCTTGTACATAGCTAGGCAGGTCTGATGCACTCTGGATGGCTTTCTGTTCGTCATAAGCATCCTTGCTCTCATGGCGGCTGATGATACTTGCGTTACTAGTATTAGCTCGTTGTAGTATTGCAGTCCTGCCTGCTGGAAGGCTCTAATCGTGTCTTGCACGAAGCCACGATAGATACCTCTGGGGTCTCTCACCTCTCCAACGACAAAGACGGCAAAGCGGTTGTCCTTTAGGAGGGCACAGCTCTTGGTGATTATCTCTTGGTAGGCAGCGAGGAAGTCCTCGTACTCCATGTTCGATAGGTCGTCGGGGCTGTCGCTGTACTTCTCTAGGTCGGCATAGGGTGGGCAGGAGAATATCATATCGAATGGCGCATCCTCGCCCTGCTCCTGCAGAATGCTGTCTATACTCCTGCTGTCTCCTATTGTCCACGTTGGGGCTGGGTTTGTCTCCATCTTGAACTGCTTGAGGGTTTCTCTGTTCGCATCCACCTGCTCGGGGCGTAAGTCGTTGCCGAAGTATGGCATACCGAGTGCGCCAGCAACTAACCCTCGGACGGCACCGCCTGCGAACGGGTCTAGGATGCGCCCCCGCCTACGTTGAACCAGCGGTACATTAATTCGCATACTACGGGGTCAAACATTGACGTTCCGGATAGCATGCCTACGCCCCTCTTCTCACATTCTGCTATTACCTCGTCCGTTGTCGGTTCTCTCTTCAATTGTCCTCTGAGGTCGTTCTTGACGTCGTAGAATGCCGGGGGCTGCGCTGTCCTATTGTATGTCAAGTTCTCCCCTCTGCCTACCGGAGCCTCGTTCCAGTGCGACTTCCAGCTGTTCTTGCGGTCTTGCCATTCTTTCGTCCTCGTGTTGAGGACTGAGAATGGGGGCATCACGAAGTCTACAGACAAGGGTATTATCTCCTTCTTAATCTCGTCGAAATCCTCCCCCATTGTCTCTGCCTTGACGTTGTACTCTTCCTCCTCCATTGGATCAATACCCCAATCGTCTAGCTGTGCGGTGTCCCACTCGAGCTGGAGGGCTTGCCAATCCCACTCGCCCATAGAGCTGTTGTCGAGGATCGTGTAGGCTCGGAGCTTGTCGGCTGTGACGTGGCTCGGGATAACGACGCAGGGAGCGGAGGTCATACCCAGCTCGACCATGGCTCGGAGGCGCATATTGCCCCCGATGACGATGTACTTGTCCCCGTGCGGATAGACAAGGACGCCTCGTAGCTGGAGCATCTCGGGGTTGTCCAGTATGCTCCGCTTGAGCTTGGCTAACTTGTCGGGCTGTATGTTGCGAGGGTTGGCAGGTAGCCCGTCTATCTGCCCCTTGTTCTCCTCGAGCTGTGCTATGGGTAGCTCGGTGTAGTGCGGTGCGTTGTTGTCGTTCATAGTGTTGTTGCTTATTAGTTCGTATCTTTGAGGTGTTTAATCAATAATGTGTTTCACTTATGAGCAGAAAATCAAGTTCCTCATCTAAAAGTACTGCAACGAAGATCAGATATCGAAGTGCTGAGTCTGGCAGGTACGTGACTAAAGAGTTTGCTAAGTCTCATCCAAAGACAACTGTCAAGGAGACGGACAAAGTGTAATGCTTAGCTGGTGCATCACCTCTCTAGCTATGTACTCTAGGAGGTAGGTGTAAGCTTCCTCGGTGTCCTCCGTGTGGGGTATGCCAACCTCTCGGAGGATAAAGTTCGTGGCGTGGCTTAGCTCGTGAATGAGTAGAGCCACGCTTCTTGCGTCTCGTGGTGGCGATGCGAGGTATATGGTTACCGTGCGCCCCGAGGTCGTGACTGTTACCCCCTCGGTGTGCGGTGCAACCTCCTCGACAACCTCTCTAGCTGTCGCCTTGTCTGAGTTCCGCTTGACGGCTTTGTATAGCCCCTTGCGGTCTCCCCAATAGATGAGTACGGCTGTCTTGTAGATTGGTATCTGTATGACTATCTCGTTCATCGTGTTGTATTATTGGTTGTTAGTTTGTACCTTTGCAGTGGAGTTCATCGCCTTTGGCGGTCTTCTTCACCCGAGACGATTGCGGTTTCAGTCCGAAGTCTCAAAAGCATACAGCCTCTACTTAATCAGTGGGGGCTGTTCTTTTATAATTCTCCCTTCAGGATTTTTCTATACCTCCCTGACATTAGGCTCTTTCTAGTTAGCTCGTAGACATTCCCGTTTTTATTGATGAGGATAATGGACCCTATTGTTCCCTTTCTTTTGCACTCTTCGACTGCATCTCTTATAGTGCCTAAATCGCCCTTCTCCATTTTCAAAACGACATAATTAGCCTGCTCAAATCCTCCCATTAACTGCTTTGCAAGAGTGTTGCTATTCGTTGTTGCACTGTATTTGAAGTCTGCTAAATGCCAGCTTCTCTTCCCAATCAAAAGCAGAGCGTCCGAACAACTCGTCTCGTCCATCTCGGGCAGGAAGATACCGATATTCCTCTCTTATTGAGGTCTCGTGCCATTTGCTTTGTTTCCGCCCACACGGGGCTTCTCTTACCCTTGTGATTGGGGAAAATTGTGGTCTTGGCTGTCGCCTTGTCTGAGTTCCGCTTGACGGCTTTGTATAGCCCCTTGCGGTCTCCCCAATAGATGAGTACGGCTGTCTTGTAGATTGGTATCTGTATGACTATTTCGTTCATCGTGTTGTATTATTGGTTATTAGTTTGTACCTTTGGTGTCAAAGTATTGAGTTATGACTAGAGAAGAATTGATTAAGCAGTGCCGATACTACAAAGGCGAAGAGGAGTGTCCGTTTGACAGAGGCTCTATTGATGCTCTTTGGTGGTGTGGAGAGAAGTCTCTATCTGACAATGTATCTGACGATAAAAGCTTCTTCCAAAGGCTGAAAGACTCATTGGAAGACGCTCTAACATCTGGGGACTGCGATGGGGTGCTTATTGACAGCGCCATCCCGCTTGAGAAGAGAGCAATCATATTCTATTTAGACCTTTGGCACGGGAAAAACTTTCCATACGATAATCTTGACCTAATCAACCAATACTAGAGCGTTATAAGATTTCCATACGCATCTTCACTATACACAATTGCTCCGCTCTTTTTTATCAGTTGCAGTGTATCTGCATTGAGTTTGCGGAGCACGTCTTGCGGTATAAATACGCTCTCAACACACTCGGGAGTTAGCACTCCGTGATATTGCAATTCAATATAGCCTCTGGCAAACTCCTTAGTTGCTTTTATGGCTGAAGTAGTGTCTGTCACCCTTTCAACTATAGACTTGCTCGCATATGGATTAAATGAAGATATTTTCGGGTCGCTACATAAAGACGGGTGTAGACCACTGCCTAGGCTGTCTTGCATCGTGAATGTAGCGATTGTCTTGTCTTTCTTGAAGCGAACTTGTATCCCATCTCCATAGTTCCAGTATTGTCCAGCGATGCTGGAGTGCGCTTGAGCGATGATGTCCTTATCCATAAGGAACCCATACCTCTCATAGTCTATAGCTTGAACCCTCTGAGGTGTACCGAATAAAGCCCTGCTCGCTTTTTTTCTCCTATTTACATTCACTAAGCCATTCCCCGTGCCAGTCTCTATCTGATTCTTAAACCAAGAGGAGAATATCTTATCTATCACATCCGCATTGCCACTGCTATCACACCTAGGGACATTCATACCGTAGCAGCCATTGTCTATAACCTCCTTGATTATCCTCTCAGCCTTTTCAATCTCAGCTTCTGTCCAATACCTTGAGTAGTCTCCAGTTGATAGACCTTTCTCTATAAGCTTCTCGAGATTTTTCAGCGTTGGTGGGAGGTCTTTTCCAAGCCTTTCTGTTAATTCGGGCAGTGTCTCGTAAGAGCTACTGCCTTTACCACTCGCAGATGCCGCTACTTTGACTTTCTCTTGGCTTTTTGACCGCAGGTCTGAGCGTCTCTTCTCTAGTCGTGCTATTGCGCTCTCTGCTGTCGCCTTGTCGCCCTTGGCTATTGCGTCGGTTAGCTTGCCGAGGTCGTCCTTGTACAGCTTGCTGGACGTCTTGAATCCCTTCAGCGTGGATAGTGCGGACTTCTTGTCGTCCCAATAGATAGCCTGCTCGACCTTGGCGTACTCCTTCTTGTATGCGTCTCGTGCTACTGACCACGTGCTGTACTTCTTATGCTTCTCGACCCACTCCGCCTCGAACTTGAGATACTCGAGCTTCTGCTCATTGGATAGCCCATTGAATGTCTTGAGCTTGTCTGCAACGGCCTTGTCTACGAGCCTTGCATCTGCCATTGAGAAGTTGCGAGCGACTTGTAGCGGGTTGTCTAGGTGCTTAAGCGATGTTATCTCCTTGCCGACGTCTCGTAGTCTGCGAGCCTCCTGCAGGATTGCTTTGTGGTCTCCTCGCTTGAGGAGGTCCCGGAGACGGCTTGTGTCTACGTCCGAGATGCCGTCCATCGTGGCGAGTATGCGCTTGCCGTAGTTGCGATTGACCCTGCGGTCTATAACTGCCTGCTTGATACGTGCAACCTCCTCATCTGTGCGATTGGCGTGTCGTATGTCTGCGTTGCGCTGAATCAGTCTGCGCTTGATATCTCTCACCTCTTCGGGCGTGCGGGATTCGTGGCGTGCCTTGGCTCGCTCTAGGATGCTCGGCAGTGCGGGCTTCTCCGGAGCGTTGAATGTCGGGGTGAGGGTGCCGTTCTTGCCTACTTTGTAGTTGTCACGAACGAAGTAAGGGAGCGTGCCTGCTTTGCTGGAGCGTGCGATGCGGTTACTGTTGTCCTTGAGGTGGTCGGTGAAGTTCTTCGGCGGCTCAGTCACTTGTCCCGTTGGGGGTATGCGCTCGCCTCTCAGGAGTGCCTCCTGGCGGGCTTGGAAGCTGTCGATGTCCTCCATAATCGGCACTGCGTGGCACCTGCAGTGCGGGTGCCAGCCGACGAACTCGAACTCCTTGGGATACTTGCCCGCTAGCTCCACGCAAAGGGGGCAGACGTTGGGGTTCGTCCCCGAGACCTGCACCTCGTAGCCGAGGACGAAGTCTAACTTGCGCCACCGCTCGTTATCCGCCTTGTGGTACGCCATATTGGTCTCTGTGACAGCTAGCCTGCGGGCGTTTTTGTAGCTACTGCGGTAGACTCCCGCCCCTGGGTGGAACTCTTTGGCTCTCTTGGAGAGCTGGAGCTGTCCGTGTTCGTCTCGTACCCTGCGGAATAGCTTGTCGGGGTGCTTGAGGTACTGCTTGATGTCGGTCGCTAGGCGGTTGGCGGGTGTGCCGTCACGGAGGGCGATGTCCATAGCGGTCTCGACCTCCGTGTGAAAGGCGTCGGTGATGTTCCATACCCTCTCGGAGAGGTTGAGACCTCCGACCTTGCGCTGTGCGAAGCCTGCGACCGCTTGGCTCCTCTGCTGTGCGACTGCTACTCCATAGCGTGAGGCAATGTCGGTCGCCTTGCTCGCTGAGAGGTTGTCCTCCCACTCTAGCCCCTTGGTGATGACGACCTCGACCGACTTGCGGAACTCCTCGAAGATGCCGTTGATGATCTGCTGTACCTCGGGGTAGTCGGAAAAACTGAAGGGCTGCTCTCCGAGGGGCTTGTCAAGGAAGATGCCGTAACTCGCCAGCCTCTTGAGCGTCTCGTCGAAGAGTTGGTCGATGCGCCTATCCATTGCGGCGAGGTGCTTGAGGTGCTGGCGGTCGTACTGCTTGGGGGTCATTGCCGGCTGTGTGCTATCGTAGTACTCTTATCAGCTTGTAGATGGCTATTGCTCCCACTCCTACAAGGACGAAGACTCCGATGGCTGTGAGCCATCGGTACCACCACGGCTGCCGCTCTCGGACGGGCTGTGCGAGGACCTGGGGCGGTAGCTGGACGGTATCTATCTTAATGAGCGTATCCGTGGCTGTCTTGTAGTGTGTGCGCCACTTGACCACCTCCACGAGTACCGTATCGCCCCGCTCAGCGATGCGGACGGTGTCGGTGTAGTGGACGCTGTCCCGCTCGACCTTGATCCGCTCCGTCTCGATGTAGTGATTGACGGGAATGTAGCGGGGGGCGCAGCTGGCTAGTGTGGCGAAGAGTACAACGCTTGCGATCTGTCGTGCTAGTCGTCCCATACCCCCGCTCTTATGCACTCCCGCTTGAGAATTCTTTTCGTAACGGCTGTGCGGTGTTGTGATGCACTCACGCTGTCGTTGTGCGATAGCCACTGACGGTTGTACTTGTAGATGCGTACCGCCTCGTCGTAGCGTGCTTGTCGTCCCTCGCACGTCTCTACTGTGTACCGGGTCATAGCATCGTGAGGGCTTGGTTAATGGCTTGACGCTCTCTGATGGTGGGTAACTGTACGCACTCGACTAGGTGCATCGATACGATGAGCGCACGGAGCGTTGCCTCGTCCCCGCAGATGTCTAGGGGACTATCCACTGAGATAGGCTCTCCCAGCTCCTTGGTCATCTGCTGAGCTACTCGTGTGGCGTATGCTCGTGTATTGTTCTCGTTGGGCGGCGCCCAGCGGCCGATGATCTGGCTAAGGGCGCAGAGCTTGTACTTGGTCTGATAGGTCTGCAGGAGCTTGGCTGCCGCCCGATAGCCGTAGGCTAGTGAGCTGAATTGGCAGAAGGCGGCGTCTCGCTTGCCGTTGAGACCGTCCACCTCGCCCAGCCACTTGGACGGGTTCCTGCGGATGTTTAGGGGGTTGTTGTTGCGTAGTCCTCTTGGTGTTGCCATAGTGTTGTTATGTTATTGGTTGTTACTCTGCTGTCTCGTAAGCGTTGAGCATGCTCTCTTGCTGTATCTCGCTGAGCGTGTCGCTGGCGTTAGCACTCCAACCGAGTTGCTCGATGCTCTCCCGGTGCGAGATGAGGGGCTTGTTGCCGTTGGCGGCTAGGAGCTCCGTGATGGTGTCTCGTTGCTCGGGAATCTGGTAGGGTGTAATGACGACCTCCACGGGAAGTGCCTCGATAGCGTCCTCTAGGTCGGGGCGAAGCGTGGCGAGGAATGCCTTGACAACGTTCACCTCTCTGTCGTAGAACTCTAGCAGTCGCCCGCTCTCCTCGGTCACCTTGAGCTGAGCATCGATGAAGAGTTGCTTACGACTCTCGCCACTCATTGGTGTGGACTTCATGCTCTCGTAGCTCCAGTCGGGGAGTTGGAGCTGAGTGAAGAAGCTCTGACGGAGCTCTGCGATGTAGAACTTGAGCGAATCGATGGCTTGACTCCACGTGAGGTAGCCTGCGGTGCTACCCTTGGGATACTGCACGACTGCTCTGTGCTCCTTGTTCTCGCCCTCCTCGCCCCCGAAGTAGACCTCCTCGTCTGCGAAAACCGCAAATATCGGCTTGGAATTCTTGCGGAGGTAGTTGCCGTTGCGGGAGAGCGCCCACTCCATCTCATAGACCAGTCGGCTCGTGTCCTCCCATATCGGGGTGGGGCGCATGCAGTAAACGGCGGGAATCTTGCCGAGGTTGATCGACTCCTCCTTGTCTACCTGCCAGCCACCCGTGCCCTCACGGTAGGCGATGTGGCGGTCTCGTGTGTAGGTGTCTAGATAACGGACGTCCTCCCCGCTCTCTGTGCGTGTCGTCTCGATGCTGAGGGCTATGAGGTCGCCCTCGCTAAGTAGCGGGTAGAGCTGTGCGCCCTCTCGTGGGCTGTAGGTCTGGCATCGGATTTTGAGGGGGCTGTAAAAGCCGTAGAGATTGTTCGGCTCCTCTGTCGTGTACCATAGGGTGAGGATCTCGCAACCGCTGAAGAGTGCGTTGCACCGCTCGATGTTGACCGAGTCGATGCGGTTGCGCTGGAAGATAGCCTCCAGGCACTCGCTCGCCTCCCGCTGACCTTCGTCCTCGGGGCTGTAGATGCGCTTGACGGGGATCCCGCATACTAGCTCGGACATGCGCTTGGTCGCTAACTGTTGGTAGTTGAGCGTGATGCGTGTGACCTCCTCGATATGTCCGTCTGGCGTGACCGTGTCGGGGTATTTACCCTTGTTGGTCACGGGGTGTTTTGCCGGGTCATACTCCTTGACAAGGTCGCTCCACGCTGGCGGGGTGAAAGCTTTGCTTTTGAGTCTCTGCACCGCCTCGGCGGGTGCGAGACTTAGTATTTCGTCTATATTTCTCATTGCGCTTTTCTGCTTGATAGGTTGATGACTTTGGTCCGGAGCGTGCCTAGTGGCTCCCACGTGGTGGCGTAGAGGGTGTAAGTGTCGTAAGCGTGAATAACTGTGGCGTGCGACCTATTGAGGGCTTTGCCGACTGCTACGTAGCTGGCGCCCAGCTCGACTGCGATGTAGGTAAAAAGAGCACGATAGGCAATAAACTCGACCTTGCGGGAGCGGGTGGCATAATAGCTCCGGGGCTTGCCCGTGGCACGCTGGACGATGTCGGTGGCACACTCGATAGCCTGCTGACTTATGGCTTGTTGTCGCTCGCTGTGCTTGGCGAGCCATTGTGGCTGACTCATACTATCTGTGCTAATTTCCTGAGATTGACGGGCTTCTTCTCCCCTCCCATCCACTCCGTCATACAGACGTAGCGTGTGGCGTCGATGGCGTGGTTATACGCATCTATCGGGGTGTTGAGGAGCTTGCCCTCCTTATCCTGCGAGTAGACGTAATTGTGCAACTCCTTGAGGACGTTGATGCTATGGGCGGTGACTCGTAGCGGGTGCTGGAGCATCCACGCTACCCCCGCCTCGATACTGCCTGCGTACTTGCGGACGGGGTGAATGTTGACGCCTGCTCTGTATATCTCCTCGATGAGTCGGGGGTCGGCACTCTCACTGACGACCTTGGTGTGGGGATACTCTTTGAGTACCTTGATGATGTCTTGCTGGAGCATCTGCGTACGATAGCAGACCTCGTTGATGTAGAGTGCCTCTCTGTCGTAGGCGACCTCCACGATGGCGGTCGGGTCGTTGGTGAAGCCGAAGTCGACGCCGAGAACTGTGCGCTTGATGTGTGGGGGGAAACTCTCTATCGTGCTGACGTTGGAGAAGACTAAGCCCTCGATCTGCGCCATCTTGCCCTCGCCAAAGATCTGCCAAAGGCTGAAATTCTTGTGTTGCAAGCTCTCGATCTCGTCGATGACGGTCTGCTCGAGGAAGGGGTTGTCCTTGTAGGTGCTGACGAAGTGGTAGGTGCGTGGATCCTTGTTGAGGTCGCTAGCGATCCAGTGCTCCTCGCTGAAGGAGGGGTTGTAGTCCACGATGGTGAGCCGTGTCGTACGCATCTTGAGCTGTTGGAATTGGATAGCGGTTAACTCGTTAGCCTCGTTGACGAAGAGGATATCCCGCTTACGACCTCTCAGCCTCTGCTCGTCCGATGCCGAGAAGAACTCGATCGTGCTACGAGTCTTGAACCAATAGACGAGGTCGGTCTTGTTGAAGTGTCGCTCGTTGTACACTCCCAACTGTCGCATGATAGCCTCGAAATCCTCCAAGACCGACCCCTTGAGGGCTGGGAGGGTGGCACGCACCACGCTAATCTTAATGCTTGGCACGCTGAGTGCATAGAGGACGAGCCAGATCATCACGTTGTAGGTCTTGCCCGAACGTGCCGACCCTTGGAGGGAGATAGCTGTGTATCCCTCTCGTACCGCTCTGTCTAGGCGGGTGTATATCTCGGTGGTCTGTATGGTCTGCACGGTGGTGTGGTCTTACTTGTCGCTCTGGGCTGGGTGCTCCTGCTCCTTGCTCTGCTCTGGTGGGTTCGTGACAACCTCTACCCTGACGCCTGCGAAGTTGTCGTCCATTGGGGTGTTGCCCCACTTATCGGGGGCGAGGTTGAGTAGCTCCATCTTAGCTGCCTGCACGTTGGGCGGGAAGTGCTTGACGGTCTTGACCTGCTTGGTGATGATGGGTTGCCCGTTGGCTCCGACGCCGTACTCAGTGCGTACCTCGGTAAACTCGTACCCGCAGGCTGCCTTGTGGACGCTCACCTCCGTCTCGGACTGCTTGGAGAGTCGGTGCGTCTCCTCCGCCTCCTTGATCATCTCTGCAAACTCGGGGTGCTTATTTCTCCACTCGTGGAAGGTACTCTCAGTGATCCCTGCCCGTGTGTATGCCTGCTTGTACGTCTCGCCTGCCGTGATGCTCGCCCTTATTATCTCGATGATCTCCTTCTTGTACTTCATCGCCCGCTGCTCTATTTGTATACTTTTATCGTTTTGCTATCTACGTTTGCGCTAACCGTCTGTATATCACAAAGATACGCAATTAAGATGAAGCAGCAAAGCGCAAAAAAAAGAGGGGTGCCGTAGTGGTGGCACTCCTCTGGTTGCGGAATCAGAAGGGCGGTAGAGTGCGGGGGCTGGTGGTGGCTCCAGGCAGTGGTCGGGAGCGGACGGGCTGGGGCTTACTCTTGCTCGGGCTGTCCACCTTGAGCTCGTCCATGAGGGCATCTTGAATTGTGGACTTGCGGGCGAGGACGCTCAGCACTCGCTGGTCGATCGTACCGTCGGCTATGAGGTGGTAGATGGTCACTCGCTCCGTCTGCCCTTGGCGGGCGAGGCGGGCGTTGAACTGCTCGTATAACTCTAGGCTCCAGGTGGGGGTGTACCAGATGATCGTGTGACCTCCTCGCTGGAGGTTGAGTCCGTGACCGATGCTGGCGGGGTGACCGAGGAGGATAGGTACCTCGCCACGATTCCACGCATCGAAGACTCCCGCCTCGTCTATCGTCTTAGCTTGCGGGAGCTCCGCTCTCAGTCGTGCCAACTCGTGCTGGTAGTGGTAGGCGATGATGACGGGGGTGTGGATCTCCTCGAGCATCTCCTTGAGTCGCTCCAGCTTGGCTGGCGTTGTGGGGGCTACTGCTCCCTCCTCCGTGTATATGGCGCCTCCCGTCCATTGCTGAAGCTTGCCACAGAGGACGCCTGCGTTGCTGGCGGTAATGACCCCGTCTGCCGTCGGGAGGACGTTGTCCCGCTTGAAATCTCGGTACTCCTTGCGCTCCTTGTCCGTCAGACCGACCGACACGTTGACGTAGTTGACGGGCGGGAGCGAGAGATAGTCCTCAGCTCTCATGCTCATACAGATATCCCCGATGCGCCCGTAGATAACGTCCGACGCCCACGGTCTGAGGAGCCACTCGTAGACGATATGCCCCCGACCTCTGCCCGGTGTAAAGAACGTCTGTCGGTAATTGGTTATGCACTCCCCGAGACGCTCGCCCCCGTCAAGGATGTAGAGCTGACTCCAGATATCCATGAGCGAGTTAGGCGAGGGGGTACCCGTTAGCCCGATAATACGGTCAAAGCGTGTGCGGAGGTGCTTTATAGCCTTGAAGCGTTGCGTGCCGTATGCCTTGAAGCTACTCAGCTCGTCGATTACCAAGGCATCAAAGGGGAAGGGCTTGAGCGGTGCCGACAGCTCTTTGTCCAACCACGCCACGTTGTCACGGTTGATGATGTGGATATCCGCCGGGGTGCTGAGTGCCTTGAGCCGTTGTGCCGGGGTGCCGAGGATCTTGACGGCCGTCAGTCCCTTGAGGTGCTGCCATCTCTCGATCTCGTCCGTCCACGTCCGCTCGGCTACTCGCTTGGGGGCTATCACCAGCACAGAGGAGACGGCGCCCGCCTCCTTAAGCTCTGCGATAGCTGTTAGTGTGCTGACGGTCTTGCCGAGTCCCATCTCGAGGAATAGCGCACAGCTCTTGTGGCTCTTGATCCACTCGACCGCCCGCTCTTGGTACTCGTGTAATTGGTTACGCTGTAGCATCTCTCACTGCCTGCTCTAGGGTTATCATATCGTCCACGACATAGACCGCAAAGCCCCGCTCTCGCAGCTCCTGGTGTCGTATCTCTTGTAGCTTGGTCGGCTTGCGTCCCGTTGTCTTAAGCTCGACCCATAGCGTCCTGCCGTGGGGCATCAGACAAAGGCGGTCGGGGTATCCTGCCTCGGTGACCGATGCGAACTTAAGGCAAAGCCCCCCTGCTGCCTTGATTCGTTCCACGAGCTTCCGCTCTAGGTACTTCTCGCTGTACGTTCTCGTATTGCCCATTCTTTTGCGTTTCTAGCTTGTTTCGTTATCGTCTTGTGTAGTTGTGCCACTCGGAGGTTGTTTTGCTCTCCTTGGTACCTTTCTGTTCGTTATCGTCTCGCACGTACATTGTCTCCGCTCCGATATCTCCGTTCCTCCGATTTTCTTCGTGTGTGGATTGGCCGCCTCGCACGCGCACGTATTGAGCGCCTACCGTCTGTACATACCCTAAAACTAGTTTTCTGTATGTAAATCTCCCTTTTCCTCAAACATTCAGAATTACTAATCCACTAATCCAAATAGGTAGCTAAGTAGTTGGTATAGTAAGATTTAGGTTGTGGATTGGTGCTGTGGATTGGTGTTTTTTTTTGACCAATCCACTGAGCCAAAAATCGTGGATTGGTGGATACTCTTTATGTACCAATCCAATGACCAATCCAATGCTACTCAAATCCATTGCCGAGGTCTTTTTGGAAGATTGTTTGCCGTCCGTACCCTCCCGTGAGTATCGGTCTCTCTTTTTTTACTGTCCAGCCGTCTAGCTTGCGGAGGAGGTTGTTAGCCTTGCGAGTCTGTACATTGCCCCGTCCGTTGTCCTCGCCGAAGAACTCGTTGAGTACCTCTACGGCTGAAATCTCAGTGCGCTGCACATCTCCCTCGATGCGCTGCACGTCTCCGTATTCGGTACGGCGGTAGTAGGGTGTTCCGCTCTTGCGTGCTTGTATGTAGGCTCGTCGCTCTAGCTTGCTGTACGCCTCCCAGTCGGATGGGAGTCGTATCTCAAGGAATGCCTGCAGCTCGCCGAGTAGGTCGTTATCCATGTCGTAGCCTCGTTGTCGCTTGGCGAGCTCCTCGCTCTCCTCCTTACTGAGGTATAGTTGCTCCTTGCCCGAGTCATAGATGATCTTAGCCTCTGCCCATACCTGCGCCACCTCGCTGGGGGTTAGCTCGCTGAGCGGCGCTTGCGGCTCCCCGCACTGCACAATCCAGAAGCGTCTGTTGCCGCTGCTATCTCGGAGGAAGTCCCCATCGTTGGTTGTGGCGAAGAAGACGCAGGTGCGGGGAACCTTGATCTGCTCCCGCCCGTAGGCTGGTCGGTAGGTGTCGCTTTGCTTGGAGACGAAGCTCTTGATGACGTTCATATCTTGCTTATAGAAGCCCTCGAGCTCGGGTATCTCGATGATCCAGGCTCCTCGGACGCTCTCCTGCATCTTGTTGCTCCTTGCGTCCATTGTGAAGCTATCCATAAAGAGGTCGCCCCCGCCTGCCAGCTTGCGTAAGATTGACGATTTGCCGATGCCTTGGGAGCCCACGAGAACGGTTATCTGGTCGTACTTGACGCCTGGCTTGTAGGCTCGGGCCACGCAGGCGACGAGGCTCTTACGAGTGATCATACGGCTGTAGTCGTCGTCCTCCGCTCCGAGGTACTTGATGAAGAGGTTATCCACTCGTGGCGTGCCGTCCCACTGCGCCCGCTCGATGAACTCCTGCACCACGTTGCGTCTGAAGTCGTTGCCCTGCGTGACGGCATCAAGCATCATTGTCAGATAGTCCTTGCTCCGGAGCTTATAGGTGCGGTCTATGTAGAGGGCTAGGCAGGCGGTGTCAGCGTCTGTCCACGAGGTGCCGTCCGTGCGCTCCCATGGTAGGTTATCGACGACCCGCTTCTCCCCTCGAAACTCATCATATACGACCCGTCCCTTGATGGCGTTGGGGTCGTGCTTGAGGATTAGAGCGTAGTTGGTCAGCGTGTTGGCGATGTTGCCCTTGGCGTCTGTCGCTAGCTCGTTGAGCCAGCTGTCGGGGTCGCCCTCCTCTGTGTCCGTGGTGGTTGTTGCCTCCGCAAAGGAGAACCCCACCTCGCTAAGGTCTGCCGTGTTGCGTGCCTTGGCGTGTGCGAGGTAGTCCTGCTTGACCTCGGGGATCGTTAATGCGTACTCTGCCATAGCTGTGTAACTGGGTAGTCTGTCTGCTCGTGTTGTGGCTGCTGCTTGTGCGTCTAGGTGTGCGTAGTGCGTCAGTCTGTACAAGTCCCATGCGTTGAGCAGTTGCCCGCCTATAGGGTCGCTCTCGTGGTAGGAGTAGCAGAATGTGCCGTTATCGTAGACACAGAGCCCGCCCCACGATGAAGAGCCTATGTGGGTGTACCGGTTGAAGCCCGCTGGCTTGTAGAGGTTGGGGATCATCTGCTCGAGTACGTCGATACAGTCGTAGGTGCGGCACCATGAGCCGACGATGTTGTCCTTGATGCGTGGATCCTCCATGCGTGCTGAGGTACCTCGTGGTGTGGTGCGTGGTCTGCCCACTTGTGGTGCACCTGCCCACTCGGCTGTGTTGGAGTAGTCCGTGTAGGTCGCCAGCACAGCGTCCACGTCTACAGGCTTCCCGTCCTGCTGGTAGTAGTAGGTCTCAGCGTCCCGAGGTGCAGCTGCCCAGTACATCAGTCTCGACGGCTCGCAGGAGGTCATGTCCACTATATCCACGCCCAGCCCCGCCGCCATATAATGCGCCACTGCTTGGTACTCGATATCGTCGCACGGGCGGGATAGGGGCGCCACCACCCGATAGCGAGGAGCCTCGGGTGTGTGGCTGTGTGTGGAGTAGACGATGAGGGCGTAGCGGGGTGCTATCTTGGTCGGTAGCTTGGTAGCGTGGTCTACGTCTATCGTCAGGAGCGTGCGACACTTAATGTTGTCTGCTGTGCGTCTGCCGTCCGCCTTGAGCTCCCCGCCAACGAAGCCTCCCACATCCTTGATGCGCCCCTGCTCTTCCTTAGAGAGCTGTTGGTACTCTCTAAGGGTGCAGGCTGTGCGTCGGTGCTGGAGTAGCTCCTTGAGCTTGCCCCACGTGACCGTTGTGTTGTGCCACTCGGTGTCCCGCCTTGACCGCCCTACTGCGATGGTATATGTAGAGTCGGGTGTAACCATGGCTAGAAGGGCAAGTCGTCGTTACTACTTGCTTGTGCGCTGGGGTCAAAGCCCGTCTGCAGTGGTTGCTGTGCTGGCGCCGTGATTGGTGCCGTGGCTCCGAGGTGTCCGAACATTGCATCGGCTGGCATCGTCTCCCGAGACTCACGGGCTGATCCCGTTTTGCAGAATCCGAGGAGCCGTGCTGAGATGCCCTTACGGCCCTCGAAGTCGTAGGCGCTGAAGTAGACGACCACCTGCCCCTTGTCCCAGTTGGTCACCTCCTTGTCGCCTGCTGGCTCTACTCCCTTGTCGGTGAGCTTGTAGACGTTGGGCTTCTCGCTGTTCTTGGCGGTGAAGTACCACTTACCCCGGAAAGCCTCCACGGGGTCGCCATTGTTGTCCGTTCGCTCGTCCCCGTCTTTGAGGAGAGGTGCGAATGGCTCCGCAGAATCTGTGTCCGTGAACTTTCCCTTAGCTGCTTCGATAGCCTCGCCGACCGCCTTGAGTGTAGCCTTGTCCTGCTTGTCAATGAGGACGACGCACTTGTACTGGGGCTTCTGCCCCTCGAAGCGAGGCTGCCGTGGTGTGTCTAGATCTACGTAGGTAATAGGGCACTCGCCCGTCCATGCTACTGCGTTGTTGCTCTTCGGCTGGATTGTCTGGATTGTCATAATTGTATCGATTAAGAATTAGATGAGTGTTGTCTTGATATAGCCTGCCCGTGTTGTCTCCGTGCTGTACTCATTGAAAAGGTCGCTGTGGTCAGCCTTGAAGCGCTTAGAGTCAAAGCGTGTGGAGGTGCTGTCCGCTACGATGGTGATCTTGATGTGTGGGTTGTCCACGCTCTTAACTCCGTCCTCGATCATCCTGGCTTGTATCGGCTCGAGTGCTTGGGTACGCTTGGTCTCTAGCTCGCTGAGTGAGTCCTTGAGGATGGCTATCTGTTCCTCGATAGCTACGAGGCGGTCTATGTCGTCCCCTTCGGCTGTTGTGAGCGTCTCGCCCGCCTGCCATGCTTGGATGACCTGCTCGACCTGCTCGGGGGTTTTTCGTGGCACCTCTACGAGCTTGCTCTCGGTGCCTCGTAGCCAGATGGCATAGAGCTTGCCTGCCTTGAGCGTGGGATTCTGCGCCTCGAACATCTCAGCGTAGAAGGATAGCTGCCACGATACGTACTCCGTGTCTAGTCGGTAGGTAGTCTTGATGTCGTAGAGGTTGCCCTCACTGTCTACGCAGTCTATCTGGCTCGCCACGCCCCAATCGTCACGGCTGACGAGGTACTCGTTGGCGATCATCGTGATACCGTTGCTCGCCTTGAGTAGTTCGTAGTTGGTGACCTCAGCGTCATACTGCTCGTCGCCCTCCCGTCTGTCGGTGGGTATTGTGTCGGAGGCTTGGCACAGCTCGTGGATGCGTGTCCCTCGTGCGGCTGCTCTCGCCAGCACGTCATCGCCTACATCCTTATACTTGTTCGGGAATAGTACTTCGCTGAGTATAGACGTGACCCCGCTGTAGACTGTTGAGGTGAAGTCTTCGCCGATGAGTAGATACTCGTGCGCCTCGGGGTCAAAGATGATCGGTGAGGTAGTTAATTCGGTTGCTTTCATTTCTTTTTGTTTGTCTGTCGTTAATTAGTCCTGGGATTATTTTTCGCTCGCTGGCTGCGGGGTTCCTAGATTGCTCTTGAGCTGAGCGCAGTAGTTCTTGACCTCTGCGCTGTCTCGTAGTGCCTGCGGGAGCCGTCCGAAGGTCACGACTAGCTCCTGCACCGTTTGTGCCTTTGCTAGTGCCGTGCGGATCTCGTCGGTGAAGACTGGCTGTGCCGTTGCGTTGTCGGCTTTAGTCTCGTCCTGCCCCTTGTTGAGAGCGTCAGCGTCCTTGGGATCGTCGATGGCGAAGAGTCCGTTGAGGGCGTACTTACGGGCGTATGAGCTGGTCGCTCCCGTGATCTGCGAAGCGTCCATACCCGTGCGCTTGAGCTCCTCACGGGCGAGGGCTGAGTTGCTGATGTAGTTCCCCTCGCTGTCGTAGATTGTGGCGGTGGCTCGCACGTAGTATCGCTCGCCTATCTGGACAATGTCGTCCGTGATGAGGATGACTAGTTCCCGCTCCTTGAGTAGGGGCTTGACCGCCTCGAGTATGTCCTCGCAGCTGCGGTAGTTATACTTGCCGAAGTCGTTGCGTTGTCCCTTGGGGGCTTTGAGCTCGCTCTGTATCTGTGCTAAGTGCAGTAGTAGTGCGCTGTGCGCTCCTTGCTTGATGCTAATTGCGTCCATTGTCTTGCTTGTATTATTGTTACTACTTGCGTGTATATCCCTTGTCCCGGAGCGTCATGTAGGTCACTGCCTTGCTCTCGATCTCCTTGGCGGTTGCTACCTTGTTGCGGGTGAGCCACTCGTCCAGCTCGGACTTTCTGAATCGTAGCGCCTGCCCCAGCTTGTAGTGGGGGATCTCCTTGGCACTGGTGAGGCGGTAAAGGGTGGAGCGTGCGCACCCCGTGTATGTGATCGCCTCCTCGAGGGTTAGAACCTCCTTGCTGGCGATGCCTGCGGACTGCTCGATACGGTCGAGCTGTCGCTTAAGGTCTTCAATTGTCGTCGTTGCCAT